CGCTTGCAATACACAGGAATACAATAAAAAGTGCTAGATTCTCTAGCAACACTCCCCATGTGAAGTTACTTATTTGAGTCATCTAGGTCAACTCCGGTAAAACGCTTAATGAGGACTTTAATGTATTTCGGCGCAAAGGTTTGTATAAGTTCTGGCAACCACTCGTTGAAATACACAATAAGAACCGCAATAGGCACAGCGTAATGCGGCTTGTCAAAGAATGTGGCAATGTGTGGAGCAAAAACTATTGCCAGTAATCCACCGCCTGAAGCATTAACAATCCTCTCTCGCCATGTCTTTTTTTTCGCAGTCAGAATATAAATAAGCATTCCTATCACTACGCCAGATAGCAAGCCTATATTACTTCGGAAGTAATCCGCTACAGCTTTTGCAAAATCTTCCATTCTAATACCCTATATCAATTTTGCTTATGGTAGCAGAAAAGCTATGTGTTTATCATTTTTTCTGATAGCTAGGCATTAAGAAATAACCCCTTATTTTTGGCAATAAAAAACCCTGATCTAATTAAAGATCAGGGTGGGATTAAATCTGTTGTGTAAAACATTAAAAATTGATTTACTTCCACAGACCTTGATTAATCATTTCTTGACGCATTTGGTTAACATACAGCGTAAGCTGAGTAATATCAGTTGCGGTAGTTGGTGCTGGAGCTGTACCCTGATTATAAATAATCTTCCCTTTTTTGATTTCAAAATTAACGCTGTTCGGGTTTGTATTAGTTTCATTTCTAGCCATGTAGTCAATATTTGCTAATGTATAACCCGCGCCGATTAAATCACCGACAACCAAAACACTTGTATTGCCTGTTACTGATTTAAATTTAGCCCCACTCCACGTGCTGATAACTTTTGTGGTATCTGCATTAGTGGTTTCAAACGTATTGTTATCATAAGTAAACTTTTTACTACCGCCGACCCAAATTGAATCCATGTTCAATTGAGTGTTGTTATGAAAGTTAACGCCTGCGAAGTCGAAATTGCAGCCACCGCCCTTTGCAACACCTTCTGGTGCTTCAAAAGTGTTTCTATAAATATCAACAGACGACCTAGTTAAGTCCAATGTCGATATATCGACACAGTTAATTGTAGTATTTTCAGATTTGAATAGATTAAATGCAATATCAATTGGCATTGTTGCTTGAATATAAAGCTCAAAGTTTGTGTTCCCTAAGAAATCATTTTTGAATATCCCAATTTTTTTAGCATTGTATTCAACTTGCAAACCAATATAACCATTATCAATAAACTTAGAATTGCTTACAGTGCCATAGCTGTTTAATGATGCAATAAAGCCTTTCTGCTTATTACCAATGAACGATACGCCATCGACCACATAAGTTGCTCTTGCTGCATAATCCGAGCTGTTTGATTCAATATCAATACCAGACATGGGCGCAGCGCCTTTTGTTCCGCCTGCTGGGTTTGGCAAGGTTCCAGTGTACGAGTAAGATCCGCCGATATAGCGAATATTTAAACCCTCGATATGGCTTGAACCTTGTCTATAACAGTAATGTGCCTTGCAATCATAGAATGTGATGTTTTGTGTCGAATCTTCACCTGAACCACTCCAACCATAGATATAAAAACCATCCATTATCGCTCTGTTTGCGCTACACTTAAAGAATGTAATGTCTTTACAGCCGAGTCCGATGTGTACATTATGCTGATCGTTATTAGTGTTAGGGTCGCCACCAACAACCATCCGAGTGTCTAAACGAGCATCCGTGTTCAAACAAAATACTGATACATCTTTACAGTAATCAAATCGCATAATTGCCTGACTTGTCACAGACAAATTATTTGAGTGACTTTGAATCGACGCAAGATTCCCTTTAATAATCAGATTGCTAAAGTTAATAAAGTGAAGAGCAATATTGCGAATATCCCCATTACCGTGAGTGTAATAATAATTCTCAAGGTTAAGCACCGCACCTGTTTTCGGCAACGCTCGAACACAGGCCAGCATCGCAAAACTATCATCAGTACCATCAATATCTTCTTGAGCATCACCGACAGCGCCAAACATTGTAAAACTAATCTCTTTGGTTTGTGCAACCCAACAACCAAACCCTGTACTTGTTGAAGTCCCTAGAAAGCCACCAAGCTTGATCTGGTTTGTGCGGAAGTTTGTCGGATTTAAACCAGAACCTAATTCAAGATTACCACCTCTATCCAATATAGCTTGCTTTACTTCAGTTGTTAGCTTTGATTCATCATCAACGCCCCACACACCAACACCAACATCAGGTAGATAACCGTCAACGTAAGCCCACTGCTCGCGAGTGCCATCCCATGTTTTCGTCGGGTCAATAATCGTGCCACCGTTATGTTTGTTTCTTGGCATATTCGCATCGTAAACAAAAGTGTTGCCACCCTTGCCCAAGTTAGGCCAATATGATGAAACACGCACCACCTTGTGACCCCTAAAGTTGGTCGATAGCAACTTATGAATACTATCCACCACTCTGACTGTGGTGTTGTTAATCTCATGCTGATTCAGACCACTTGCATCTTTAACAAATTGTGCCTCAATTCCCTGAAAGTCTGGAAGATTAAGTAGAGCGCCCAATGTTTGATCAACGTATTTTTTAAGATTTTCATCACGAAGGATATAGTCGGCCTTTAGTTCATTATCCTCATTCAGAATGTAGTTCATCATTTCTGCATCGGCTTGAATGCGGTCTGCTATTTCTTGTGTAATCCTAGCGTTGGTAATGCCTAGCGATAATAGGTACTCTTGAAGCACAAACCAGATACGGTCAAAGTCAATATTAACCACTTTTGGACGAAATACATTGTCGTGGTTATCGTACTCCGTATCTCGTTCAATTGGGGTGCTGCGATACACGCGAACTGCTGCGCCGTTTGCTGGGGCTGTGGTAAACGTAAATACACCATTGGCAAACGTGGCTTGTCCGATTTCTGGTGCAACTCCATTTACAGTAACAAACACATCTGAATCACTTGCATACTCAAAATTAGCAGCAAAAGTTATTGTCGTGCCGTTACCCACATAATTACTTTCAGGTATTTGATTTGGTACTGACATTAAAAATCCCCTTAATATCTGTGTGCTGACTTGGCTTTAATGTTGGTTTGGATACCGCGCCAGTCTGGTCTGGTATCGCTAAAATGTTCAAGATTGCGACCCATGCGAACAGGCTCATTACTGATTGCCTTCGCAAGTGAATCAATCTCATCATCAGGATTATCTTGTGTTTCAGGGTTAAATACACGCATTTTTTTAACAATATCCGAATCGTTGCCGTTCTCATCCTTCAGAATGCTTTCATGGACATATAAATAGCCAGACAATAACGGCCCTTCAATTGCTCCCAAGATACGGATGTTCTTATTCTTGCTTTCATGTATGCCTTGCACAGCACAGCGAATCTTACGCTTCTTGAATACTGCAAGAAGGTTATCAGGAACGTGACCCCCAATACCGTTTGTTTCTACCGTCACGGCAGGAAGGTTAAACTCTTTGACTAAATCGGCAACAGTCCATGCTTGTCCACCTGTGCAGATATTCCCTTCTTCATCAACGTTAATAATCTTTCCTGTAAGGCCAACAGAACGATGCCAATATAGGCGACCTATGTCATCTTGGAAAAGAATGGTAAAGCTTGAGACGTCGCGATTCTTCTTGCCCGATGATGGGTCTAGGTGGGCCGATACGGAAACAATTCTATTCTCACCGATATACAGCCGTGTTTCTCCATTGGCTGTGACAAGTCGGGGTTCTTCTGAATATGGCTTCAGGTAATCAGGGTCAAGACGCATATTGCCAACTGGTCTGGCATGCATCTGATACTGTGAATCCCACTCATTAATTGTTTCGCACTTGACACGGCGCTTCTCCATTTCCTTCGGAGTAAACCGCTTCTCCCAAATACTCTTAGAGTAGAAATCAACAAGGTTATGCTCGCCAAAGATTTCTATATGGTAAAAACCGTCAATCTCATGAACAGAATAATCTTTATCAGGGTAAAGATACTTAGCCCCTTTTCCGATTCCTGCAAAAGCATGTACTGGTGCAAAAGGGATGACCGCTTTAGTCTGTCCTTTTTCAATCCTATATTCCTTCTCAAACATCTTTAGAATCAGCGTCTTAGCACCTTTTTCAATTAAGTGTGTGTACAGTGAATCATGACTGTGTGGTGTGCCAATAAATAGAGTTTTGGTATTTGGCACAGCAATGTGAGTTTGCTCGCCAAGTGTGGTTTTAAGCTTTTCTCGCTTCTCTTGGTTGTTTGTTGTTTTTGGTGTTTCAACGTCATCATTTTCGATAAATGTTGCACGTTGCCCAGTCACACCGGATAAGATACCGGCAGCAAAGAACGTGCCATAACGTTCATCTGTTGAGCCATTTACCCACCATTTAGATGTAGTCCCTTCTCGCTTCTTGAATAGCTCGTTGTTTTCAGTTAGAGGATGAGTCTTGAGTACAGCCAATGTACCGCGACTACACTTGTAAGCGTCACGGTCTGCGGTCCCTTGGTGCAATATCCAATGTTCAGGGTCTTCATAGATTAGCCAAGCATTGAATATATCAAGATTGGTAGATTTGGAATGGCCGCGCGGAAACATTAATACCGCCACATCGGGGTCATCATCCCCACCCATCACAAATTCTTGCAGGAAGTCACAAGCATCTAAATGAAAGTCGGGAACTTCTAGCCCCAATCGACCTTCAACATACATCAGAAAAAAAGCAGAGAAACTAATCTTCATTAAGATACTCTTGTGACTTGTTCTTTGCGGCGCTGTGCTCGTTCTTCATACTCTTTAATGACTTTGGCTTCGTAATTATCCTGAGTATCCTTTGTCGCTGAAACAGGAGGAAGTAAGCCGACTTTCATCAAGTGGATTTGCTGCATCTTTACTGCAAGCGTGGCAACCCTTGTGCTTAACTTATACAAGTCATCTTTCTCACCAAGATCAGAAGTCTTTAAAGCTCTGTTGGTGACACTTAAGGACTCATCAATCAGGTCATCGCACATTAAAGCAGTCTGCAAAGCATGTCGTTCATTAATGCGTTTTTTAATCCTTAACTCTCTGCGCCGTTCCAGTTCATCAATATCTGAATCGGACAGGTCGAGGTCATAAATATCTATGTCTTTCATTCTGCCTCCTTACTTCGCTATGCGGTCAAGGTATTCTGAATAATAAATATTTCCACACTTTTTACAAACCCACTCGCTTCTTGAGTAATTCAAGAAAATTATTTCATCGCCGTGTATAGTTCTAACCTTTTTATATACATGTTTGCACGTAAGGTTATTCCACATGTGTTTTAAAATACTCATATTCACCTCTACTGAACAACTTTCTCAAAGTCTGGTGTTTGAATGTCACCAAGATCATCACCCCAAAATCTTGTACGGTTTTGCTCACGTTCCGCCTTGTCTAAAAGCTTCTGACGGTAATCTGGTGCGACAATATCCTGAATTTCATCAAACATTAAACGGTTCGCCGCTGCTTTAGTGTACCAGAGATTTTGGGCGGGAATCTTGCCTTTTACGAGTCGGTACATCTCGTTAGCTGCATTGGTATCTTTGTCTTCATAATACTGCGTTGCATTGCCGAGCGTAACACCAGCAACAGATTTAACATCTTGAGCGAATGGCCCACCAAAGAATGAGTCTACACCGCGTCCCGAAGTATCAGAACCGGCAACCAGAATGTCGCCTAGAATGGATAGGCCGCCACCTTGCACCACTGAGCGAACAAAGAACGAGCCAGTTACTTTCGGGTCTTCACTGTCAAACATGGTCTGAGGGTCATTACCATTTGCCAGTTCTTTTAGCTGCACTACAAGACCGCCAAGTATTGTCGTCATTGCCAGAATGGATGCCGCATAGCCTACCTTACCGCCTAGTGTTGGTTTGCTCATTGCTCGGCTACCGTGACGCATTAAGAAGGCAGCAGGGAAGGATTTAAACTGCATCATTGAGCGAACAATCTCTCCCATCACTGAACCTTTGGATAGTCCGGCAGTCAAGAAGGTGCGTTCGCGAAGTCCAGCTTCTACTACTGCCATGCCTTGTTCATCAAGTAGGTGTGCCTGAAACTGTGTAGCCACCTCATCACGAACCTTTTTAGGATTGCCAAACGCCTTAAGCTTATCGTCTGGTATTTCATAGATTGAACGGTTCGACATGAGCTTATTGCCTTTACGATCAATGACAGGCTCAGCAAGGCGCATCACTTCCCATGCTCGCTCTGAAAGTCCGGTTTTGCTTAGTAGCTCTCTATCCATTTCGGAAAGATCATTCCAAGCCTTGTTACGTGTAAGTTCGCCATACTTGCTCATCAGCATTTTACTAAAGCCAACCTTGGATGCAGCAGTTAATGCATTTAATCCAGACAGGCGCATAACCTGAGTAGCCACACCACTTGACACTCTTGCTAGCTTCTCGGCTTTACCGTGCACTGAGGTTAAGCCATCGTCAGCAAAGCGAGCCAGTGAGCCGAGCATTTCCTCAGTTGCCAAACCTAGGCTGTGTGCAAGTTCACGGTCTGTCTTGTTCTTCGGGTTAAGCTGTGTCAGCAGTTCCCCAAAGGTTTTACGGAAAGCAATGCCGTGAATATCTGCTGTCTTTTTGATCATGGCTTGGTCAGTCAAAGATGATAGTGTTGTACCACCCAGCATGGATGCAACGTTCATAGAACGGTATGCAATGCCTAGATTAGCCAAGACTTCCGACTCTGGTGTATTACCACCTGTTAGCTCGTCAAACATGGTTTGAGCGCGTTTGCGTGTCTTCTGTGTGTCTTTGGCTTCGATACCCTTGTCAAAGTCTTTTTTGGCTGCGGCATCCATCAGGATTTTCATTGAGTTCTTTGGATTGCTACCCAAGTTTTCAACCAGCGCAATGTCTTTAGACAGGCCATTAATATGTGCTTCTACAAGGTCTACAAATGGCATACCACCGAAGTCTGCCTGATACTCAAGCCAAGCATCTGCATCTTTGAAGTGAATTACACGACTCTCAGAGTGGCGATTAGTGACTTTACTTGTGCCACCACCTGTTGCCTGTCTGCCGATCTCAATCTTGTTTGCACCATCACTGGTGATTGTATCAAAGGCATTCTCTAACAGCTTCTTGATCTCATCGCCTGTATAGTACGTTCCGTCTTCATGAATATATTTTGAGGTATCAACAATGTTCTCTGTCGCATTTACCCATGCTTCTTTTCCTGCCTTAAGCATCTTGGCTGCATCATGGGTCTGAGGTAGTCCCCAATTATCCAGCTTGCCAATGTCACCACCTGAACGATTAAAGCGTTCTCGCATGTCATCAAAGACTTTGCCCATTTCATCTGATATTTTCTTGGCAACGGCGTTATCGGTATTCTGTCCAAAACGTTCTCTAATAATGTCCTGAACCAACTGCTTGTCAGTGAATACGCCGATTGCACCTTTAACATTTGAATATAGGTCAACCAGTCTACCCCGATATGTTGAAGCAATGGCTCGAGATTTAGAATCAATAGACTGAACCCCTGACATATCACCATGCGCCGCAATGAGTCGGTCTACCACTTCCATGGATGACAATGTTGGATGGTCCAGTTTGGCTAGGTTTTGTGACTGAATCAGAATATCCTGAGCCGCAATCATGTTCTTGCGTCTTGCCTGTTCGGTAATATCCTTTGCAACCTGTTCACCTGCTTTGGTGAGTTGTTCAAGAGGTGAGAGGTTACGCCAAGCTTGTATATCTTGACGTGCCAGATTGGTTTTAGCCTGTGCAATGCGCTGCTCAATATCAATTGATTCCTGAATACTGAGCTTTGCTTTGCCAAGTGCCTGTGCTACTGCCTGTTTACATTCTTCTCTCACGATCAACCCCCAAATTTAAGTGCGCATGATATTGCAGTTTGTGTAGCCAAAACGTCCTGTTGTGCCTTTTCAGCTTCAGCTTGCAGTTCATTAAACCGTTCGCGTAAGGTCATGGTGATTTCTTCTACATTCCCATCAGGGTCTAGACGACTCACTGAAATCGGTTGATCAGGATTAGCCATGATAATGTCTAACGCTGCCTGTTCTTCCGGT